GGTGGGCGGCGGGAGTGCCGTGCTGGTGTTCAATGCGGCGAGCGGGACGGCGTTCGTGCGGCTGGGGGGTGCGAGCGGTTTGACGGCGACGCTGAGCGATACGCCGGTGCCGGCGGGGGCGCGGATGCTGCTGGGTGGCGGGCCGTTTGCCAATCATGCGGCGGTGATTTTGGGATCCGGCAGCGGCACCGTGTATTTCACGCTCGGCGATGGGGATACGTACTGAGATGTCGGGCAGCCTGCCGACGTCGTTTTCCGATGCGCAGAAGGCGGATATCCGGCGGTTCTGCGGCTATCCGGCCTATGGGGCGGGGGCGGCGGGGTTCGAGTCCTGGCGGTTTTTCCAGGCTTACGGGACGCTCCAATATCGGATGAACAATCTGGCGCCGGCGGAGGTGGCGGTGACGCTGCAATATCTCTCGACGCTGGCGTCGTTGGAGGCGGTGGTGCCGAGCACGTCGGAGAATTTGGATACCGATGCGGCGGCGGCGTGGACGCATAACAAGGACGAGCTGCGCGATCGGGCGAATTTGTTCGATGGGTGGCGGCGGCGGTTGTGCGGATTTCTCGGCGTGCCGCCGGGGCCGGCGCTGGGGCAGTCCGGCGTGACGCTGGTGGTGTGATGGATGGCGTGAAGCTGGCGGACCGGCTGGCCTATGGGGCGGGCTGCGTGGCGCGCCGGGTGGGGTTTGTGCATGACGCGTATCGGCCCGACGGGCCGGTGTCGCCGCTCGATCCGGCGCGGCGATTTTTGCGGCTGGCGGTAGCGTTTGTGCTGCCGGGCGGGGGGTTAAGCGCGCCGAGCGCGCTGGGGGTGCCGTATCGGCAGGCCTGGGCGGATTGGAGCTACCTGGCGGTCGGCGATTATCTGGTGGGGCCGGAGGGTGTGGTGTTCGTCGTCTCCATCGAGCCGCCGAAGCCGATGCTGGTGGTGATGACGAATGCGGTGGTGCGGTTGTGCCGGCCGGCAGCACCTGTGCTGGCGGGGTTGAACGATTATAGCGCCGTGCTGCCGGCGACCGAGACGGCTTTGGTGGAGGGATTTCCTGCCAGTTTGTTGATGGGTGGGGTTGAGGATCGCACCCGCGTGGGCTTGGCGGACGATACGAAACTGCCGGGATTTACGGCGCTGCTGCCGGCGGTGACGGGGGTGCGGCCGCGGGTTGCGGATATGCTGCGGAGCGATGGCGGCGCGAGTTTTGTCGTGACCGGGGCGATTTTGATGGGTGGCACCTGGCGGCTTTCGCTCGACCAGGCGGTGAGCTGATGGCGGATCAGGCGGATGTGGAGCGCGCGCTGGCGGCGGTGATCGCCAATGCGCTGTATCCGGCGGGGAGTGCGGCGGCGAGTGTGGTGGGGCTGACATGCCGGGTGTATCGCGGTGTGCCGACGGCGCCGGCGCTGGATGCGGATCTGGCGCAGGGTGCGGTGCATGTGTCGGTGTTGGGCGCGGTGCCGGGCGTGAAGAATGTGACGCGGTATCCGCGGCGGTGGGTCAGTGTGGCGCCGGTGAGTGAGCTCCTGAGTGTGAGTGTTACCGGGAATGGTGCGACATTCTCCGGCAATTGCGCGGTGGGGCAACTGGCCGGTGTGATGGTGGACCAGGCGACGTTCGCCTATGCGGTGCAGGCGAATGACAGTGCCGCGACGGTTGCCAGCAATATGGCGGCGTTGATCAGGGCGGGCGGCTGGATCGTCGATTATCAGGGGGCGACGCTGAGCGTGCCGGCAGCGGCGCGGTTTGTCGCGCGGGTGGTGAGCGGTGCGGGGGCGTTGCAGGAGATCAAGCGCCAAAAACAGGATTTCCGGATTTCCCTGTGGTGTCCGAGTCCGGCAGCCCGCGATGCGGTGGCGCCGGTGATCGATGAGGCTTTGGCGTCGATCGGGTTTCTGGCGCTGGCCGATGGGTCGAACGGGCGGGTTTTGTTCGAGGGCGTGGTGGCGATCGATAATGCCGCCGATGCGCGAGTGTACCGGCGCGAGCTGGTTTATTCGGTGGAGTATCCGACGACTCTTTCGATGCTGACGCCGGCGATGCTGTTCGGCGTGGAGACCCTCACCGCCGATACGGTGCTGGTCGAGACCTTACATAGCTAGAGGATTCACAATGACAGTGCAGCTGGTAGTGCTGAAGCCGTTTCTTGGCTTCAAGCGCGGCGATAAGATTACCGATGCGGCGACGATCGCGAAGGTGCTGGCGGGGCCGCAGGCGGGCTCGGTGGTGCGTGTGACCGCGAAGGAGAGCTGAGATGCCGATTGTTCAGCAAGGCGCGATCAATACGACCGCGCTGATCGTACCGGATCTGTATGTTCAAATCGTGCCGCCGCAGAGTTTGCTGCTGAATGGTGTGCCGACGGATGTGCTGGGCGTGGTGGGCTCGGCGAGCTGGGGGCCGACCGGCGAGCCGACGGTGATCGGCAGCATGGGCGAATACGCGGTGAGCTTCGGCGCGGTGATGCCGCGCAAATACGATATGGGCACGCAGGTCGCGACCGCCGTGCAGCAGGGGGCGGCGAATTTCCGCTGCGTGCGCGTGACGGATGGAACCGACACGGCGGCGTCGCTGACGGTGCTGGGGGCGGTGACATTCACCGCGATCTATACCGGGAGCCTGGGCAACCAGCTGAGCCTGACGCTCGCCAACGGATCGGCGGCGGGGACATGGCGGCTGACCGTGGCGCTGCCGGGGCTGACGCCGGAAGTGTTCGACAATGTGCCTGGTACCGGGCCGAATTTCTGGTTGGCGTTGGCGGCGGCTGTCAATCAAGGTAACGGCACGTTGCGCGGCCCGTCGCAATTGGTGGTGGCGACCGCGCTCGGCGGTTCGGCGACGCCGGTGGCCGGGCTGTATGCATTCGCGTCCGGCACGCCGGGGAGCGATGGCGCGGGCAATGTGACGGCGGCCAAGCTGGTGGGTTCGGATACGCTGCCGCGGCAGGGCATGTATGCGCTGCGGGCGCAGGGCTGCGCGCTGGCGCTGCTGGCCGACGCCGATGATCCGACGCAGTGGAGCACGCAGGTCGCGTTCGGGCTCTCCGAGAGCGTTTACATGATCTTGACCGGACCGGCGGGCGACACGATCGCCGACGCGGTGACGGTGAAGGCCGAGGCGGGTATTGATAGCTATGCCGCGAAGCTGATGTTCGGCGATTGGATCTACTGGTCCGATCAGGCCAACGGGGTGACACGGCTGGTGTCGCCGCAGGGGTTTGTCGCCGGTCGTCTCGCAAATTTGTCGCCCGAGCAATCGTCGCTGAACAAGCCGCTCTATGGTGTGATCGGCAGCCAGAAGTCCGGCCAGCCGGGATTGGGGACGGCGGCGACCTACACGAGCGCCGACCTGACCGCGCTGTTGGGGGCCGGCATCGACGTGATTGCCAACCCGCAGCCCGGTGGTGCGTATTGGGGTGTGCGGGGCGGACATAATTCATCGTCGAATGCGGCGATCAACGGCGATAATTATACGCGGCTGACGAACTATATCGCGAGCACGCTGGCGAGCGGCATGGGCGCCTATGTCGGGCAGCTCGTGAACAGCACGCTGTTTCAGAATATTCGGGCGACGCTGTTGGCATTTCTGAACGGGCTGCTGAGCCAGGGGATGCTGGGGAGCACCGGCACGGCGCTGCCGTTCGCGGTGATCTGCGATCTCACGAACAATCCGCCGAGCCGGACGGCGCTCGGCTACGTGCAGGCCGATGTGCAGGTGCAGTACCAGGCGATCAACGAGAAATTCATCGTCAATGTGCAGGGCGGGCAGACGGTGCAGGTGAGTGTCGCGACCAATGCGGCGAGTGCGTGAGAGAGGGGAGCGATGCGATGCCGTATAATACGTTTTCCGTTGGCAGCGATTGCCAGATTGTGGTGATGGGGCCGTTCGGGCGGGTGGATTTCGAGCATGTCACCGGGTTCGAGGCGCGGCAGATGACGCTGGCGCTGCGGGTCGACCGGCTGGACGGTGTGCAGCTGGGTGCCGAGCTGCCGAAAGGCTGGGCGGGCACCTTCTCGCTCGATCGCGGCTCTTCGGCGGTGGACGATTTCATCGCGCAAATCGAATCGGCGTATCTGGCCGGTCAGACGGTGGCGGCCGGGACGTTGTACCAATATGTCAATGAGCCCGATGGTTCGACCTCGACGTATCAGTTCAATGGCGTGGTGTTCAAGTTGGCGTCGGCTGGCGCCTATAGCGGGACCGCGCCGGTGACGCAGAAGCTGGACTTCTACGCGTCCGGCCGGGTGAGTATGTGATGGCGACGACCGTTATCGATGCGAACGGGCGGACGCTGACGCTGCGGCGGATCGGCCCGGTCGAGCATTTGCGGATATTTCGTGCGCTGGGGCCGCAACTCTCGGAGAACGTACCCTATGTCAACGGCGCACTGATCGCCGCCGCGGTGGCGATGATCGATGAGCTGCCGTTGCCCTTTCCGGCGAACGAGGCGGCCGTCGAGGCGGCTTTGGAGCGAATAGGGCTGGAGGCGATGGCGCTGGTGGCGGCGGCGATTCGGCCGCCGAGCGCCGAGGAACTGGCGGCCGCGGCGGGAAACTAGCCCGGCATCCCGCGCTGATCGATTGTTTGTTTCTGGTGCAGTGCGGGGTGCCGTATGACGTGGCGCTGGCTTTGGAAGGGACGGAAAGGCTCGCCTACACCGTGATCTTTGGCGAGTTGCGCGGCTATCGCTTCGACTGGCGGCGATTGACGTGGGAGATGCCAGCCTGATCGAAATGAAGCGAGATGTGGATAGCATGCCGATCGACGAGCACATGGCCTGGCCGCGAGGGTCGCACCCTGGCCTGTACCGGGGATCAGGCGGCGTGGTGAGCGCCTGGCCGTATCAGGTGCGTCCAGCGCTCTTCTTTGCGAAGCCGGGGCGGGGCGCGGATTTCGCGGTGCTGAGGACGGCCGCCTTTGCGGTCGGCGACGCGCTGTTGGCGATGCATGGACGCGGCTGGGCGCCGCGCTTGCCGGGGTTCAACCGGTTGGCTGTGCCGGTTCGCTCGCCGGTGGGGGCGACCGCGCAGGATTTGGTGACAACGTCGATAGCCGAAGGGGTTCGGGGCGCGCAGAGCGCTTCGGTCCGTCGCACGGTGGTGGATGACGTGCCGAGGAGAAGCCGAGCCGCGATCGCTTCGATCGATGTCGCGCAATGGCCTCGAATCGACGGCGCCAAGGCCGAATTATCGCCATTCCACCTGGCGCCGATCGTCGGTACGACCGTGATGGGGACGGCGAATTCGTTCGCGCTGTCGGGGGTGCGCGCGCCCGTTCGTAGTTTTGCGCGGGCGCTGGTCGATACGGTCGGGCGCGCCGCGACGATGATGCGGCCCGATCAGCCTCACGGTGCGGCGTGGGCGACGCGGGCGCCCGCGCCGGGCGGGACGATCGGGACGAATCGCTTGGAATTCGGCCTCGCGGCGGATGTGGACTTGGCGCCGCTGCGCGATGTTGGCCAACCGGCGGCAGGCGTGCGCGGAAAATTGCCGACACGCGATGATCGGCGCCGCTCGGAGGACGGTGCCGTCGAGGCGATGGCGGGCGCCGCCGACGAGCCTGCGCCGGATCGGCTCGACGATATGTTGGACGATTATTTTGCGCGGCACGCGCGGCTGCCGCCGGCGAGCGGCGGTGCGTTCGATCCGCTGATGACGCCGCTTTGGTACGGGCAGAAGCTGAATGTGTGAGGAACCGACATGAGCGGTGTGGTGGTGACGCTGGGCGGCGTGTCGTTTCAGGACATGGAGGTACCGGAGACAATCTCGTTTGGCGGCCGGCAGCGCCTCTCGGTTCAGCCGCTCATCGGCGGTGGGCGGGTGGTCCAGACGCTGGGTATCGATGATGGTGTGATTTCGTTCTCGGGGATTTTTTCGGGTCCGGATGCCGGCAGCCGGGCGCAGTTGCTCGACGCGGCACGGGCGCTGGGGGCGGTCTTGCCGCTGGTCTGGGACGGGTTTTTCTACAATGTCGTCATCCGGGAGTTCGTCGCTGAATATCGCAAGACGAATCTTATACCGTTTGTGATCGTCTGCACGGTTGTCGCGGATCCGTTGGCGGATGCCGCCGCCGTGACGGCGCCTTTGGCGGCCATTGTGGAACAGGATGTGAGTGCGGCCTCGGCGCTCGGTGGGCAGGCGGGCGTGACGCTGGATGCGGCCGCCGCTGCGAGTGTCACCGGGCTCACGGCGGTCCGCGACGTCGTCACGGCGAACGTGACTTCGGCCGGCATCGCCACGCTCGCGGCGGGCGCCGCGCTGCAGACGGCAAGCGACCCCGCGGCCGGTGCATCGGCGCTCGGCGCCCTGAACGCGGCGAGCTCGCAATTGGCGGCGTTGAGCGCGATGAGCGGGTTCGTGGCGCGGGCGGCGACGAATCTCGCCATCGAGCTGGTGTGATGAATCGCACGGTGATCGTGGCGGGCGGCAATCTTTTTGCATTGGCGGCGCTGTATCTGCACGATGCGACGCAATGGATAAGGATCGCCCAGGCGAACGGCTTGCGCGATCCCATGCTCTCGGCGGTGCAGACGTTGATCATCCCGCCGGTCGATCCCTCTGCGGGCGGCGGCATTGCCGGTTGAGCCGCGGGTTCTGATCGCGGTCGGCGGGATCACGGTGCCCGGCGCTGTGAGCCTGGAACTCACATCTGTCGGGTATGCGGCGGCGGATCGATTTTCCGCCGCCATCGCCTTGGCGCCGGATGCCGGCACGAGCATGGCATTTGTCGCGACGCTCGCCGGCCAGCGATTGACGATATCCGTCGCGGTCGATGGCGCCGGAGTCTCGCCGCTGCTCGTCGGGCAGATCGATAATGTCAGGATCGATCTTGTGAAGAATGTCGCGGTGCTGAGTGGGCGGGATCTGACGGCGTTGCTGCTGGATACGGAAATTTCCGACGCCTTCGTCAATCAAACCGCGAGCCAGATCGCAACCGCGGTCGCCGAGGGGCATGGCTTGACGCCGGTCGTGACGTCGACATCGACATTGGTCGGGCAATATTACGAGCGTGATCATGCGCGCAGTGCGCTGGGGTTGAACGCGCGGGCGACGACGCAGTGGAATCTGCTCGTGGCGCTGGCCCGGATCGAGGGCTATCGGGTCGGTGTCTCGGGGCAGACGCTGGTTTTTGGGCCGGCCACGGCCACGGCGCCCGTGGCCATGACGGTCAATGATTTTTCCAGGCTCGCGCTGGATTACGCGGCGACCCTGCCATCGGCGACGACGGTATTGTCGTGGAATTCGCGCAACAAGGCGGCCTACCAGTCATCGGTCGGGAGCGGGGCGCCGACCAGCCTGGTACGACCAAATCTTTCGCTCGCAGCGGCGCAGAGTCTGGCCGCGTCGCATACCGCATCGATGGCCGGGCAGGCCTTGATGCTGTCGGGCGTCATGCCGGGCGAGACCCAATTGGCCGCCGGATCGTTACTGCGGCTCAGCGGCACGAATTCGCTATTCGATACCGTGTTCGTGGTGATGGCGCTGCGCCGCAGTGTGACCGCCGGGCGGGGCTTTTGGCAAGCGGTGCGCGCCTGCGCGGCGGCGGCGTAGCCGGCGATATGCGCGTTTTTTTCGCGTTATGCGCGTTCGACAGGAGTGACAGATGCTGAGGAATTTTATCAAATCGCCGGCGAATCGAGCCGGGCTTTCGGCCTGGATCGCGACCGCCCTGACCGCGGCGATCCAGTATGGTGTCACCCGGACGGTGCCGCCGATGGCCGACCTGTTGGGAATTCTCGTCGGCCTGGTGGCGATGATCCAGCCGGATAACAGCGTGACGGTCGATCAACTCGAGCATTCGATCGCCGACCTTCGGGCGGCGATGAGGAGTGCGACGCCGGCGACGATCGCGCCGGTCGTGGCCGATGCGCAGGCGCTGGTCGGCGATGTCATAGGCCATACGGCCGCCCCTTGATCCGTGCGGCGCGGTTCGTCGCTTTTTGTGGAGACCCGATATGTCCGGAAATACCGAGACGGCGTTGAACAGCGCGCTGGCGACGGCCAGCGATATTGCCGATGTGGCGGCGGCGGCGACCGGAAATCCGGTGGCCGGCGCCATCGCCCTGGGACTGAATGCGGCCGGCGACGTGGCGCAGACGGTGGAGGGCGGGGCGGCGAGCGGGCAGAGCGCCGCCGGGCTGGCGGTCTCCGCGGCCAGTTCGCTGGTGAGCGCGGCGGCGCCGGCGGTGGCGAGCCTGCCGGCCGCGCAGCAGACGCAGGCGGTGGGAATTCTCGCCAGCATCGAGGCGCTGGTGAACGATTTCGTAAAGCTTTTCTAACGGGCGATGCGGCCTCGGGGAGGGCGAGTTGGATCAATTCTGGAATATGGTGAAGGCGCAGGCCGGCGTGTTGGATGGGCTGAACGGCGTGGCGCGCTTCGGACTTGTCTCCAGTTTTGATCCGTCCTCGTACGCGGCGCGCGTGCTGATCCAGCCGGAGAATGTGTTGAGCGGCTGGCTGCCGATATTGTCGTCGTGGGCGGGCGCGGGTTGGGGGTTTGCGGCACCCCTGACGCCGGGCGCGCAGGTGCTGGTGATCGCGCAGGAGGGAGATTCCGAGCAAGGCGTCGTCGTCGGCGTTGTGTGGTCGCTGGTGGACCCGCCGCCGGCCGCGCCGGCGGGCGAGGCGTGGCTCGTGCATCAGAGCGGGAGTTTCGTGAAGCTCCACAATGACGGTACGATTTCGATGCAGGCGCCGGTCGTGAACATCGCCGGCAATCTGGTCGTCAGCGGCGACATATCGGATCAGGGGGGCGCGCGCGGGACGGTCGCCGCCTTGCGGAGCGCGCATGACGAGCACGCGCATCCGCTGCCGGCGGGCGGGCTCACGGGGACCGCGACGGTGACGGTCTGATGGCCGATCTGACGCTGCCATTCGGAGGTGATCTCGCGGTCGGGCCGTCCGGGGATATCATGACGAGCGATGGTCCGGCCCTCACCCAGCAGCGCGTGTTGCGCCGGTTGTTGACGAATGCGGGCGATTATATCTGGCAGCTCGATTACGGGGCGGGGCTGGCGCAATTCGTCGGCCAGCCTGGCGCGCCATCGGCGATTGCCGGTGTCGCGCGGGCGCAGCTGCTGCGGGAGGCGGCGGTCGCGCGCACGCCGGCGCCGGTGATCGGCGCGCAGACCGGCGATGACGGCACCGTGATCTTGTCGGTGAGCTACGCCGACGGTCCCAGCGGGACGACCTCTGTTCTGACAATTTCAGTGTAGGCCGAAATGACTCTGTCCTTGCAGAATTTTGCGAGTTTGGTCGAGACGATGGCGGCGTCCGTGCAGGGGGCGGCGCAGACATTGCTCGATCTGACCGTTGGGTCCGTGCTGCGGGCGATCCTGGAGGCGAACGCGTCGCTGGCGCTGTGGTTGCAATGGTTGATCGTGCAGGTGCTGGCGACGACGCGGCTGGCGACCAGCACGGGTGCTGATTGCGATAGTTTCGGCGCGGATTTCGGATTTGTCCGGTTGCCGGCGGTGGCCGCGGTCGGGCAGGTGACGGTCTCGCGGTTTTCACCGAGCGTGGCGGCGCTGGTGCCGGCGGGTGGCAATGTCGCGACGGCCGGGAACGGCCAGGTGTTCACGATTGTCGTGGATGCGACGAATGCCGCCTATAGCGCGGTGCAGAGCGGCTACGTGATCGCGGCGGGGGTGGCGAGCCTGACGGTGCCGGTGGTGGCGACGATGGCCGGGGCGGCCGGCAATGTGCAGCCCGGCGCGATCAGTTTGATCACCTCGCCGATCGCCGGCGTCGATACGGTGACGAACGCGTTGGCGTTGACCGGCGGTGCCGACGCCGAGACCGATGCGGCGTTTCGCGCGCGGTTCGGGAATTATCTGGCGAGCCTGTCGCGCGCGACGAATCTCGCGATCGGCTCGGGGATCGCCGCGATCCAGCAGGGTTTGAGTTATACGATCAGTGAAAATCTCAATCAGGCGGGTGGCACGCAGATGGGCCATTTCGTGGTGACGGTGGATGATGGGTCCGGCAGCCCGCCTGCGAGCTTGCTGAGCACCGTGCAGCAGGCGGTCGAGGCGGTCAGGCCGGTCGGGACCAGCTTTGCGGTGCAGGGGCCAGTGGTGATGGCGGCCGATTTGTCGGCGAGCCTGACGACCGCGACGGGGGCCTCGCACGCGGCGGCGGTGGCGGCGGTGGCGGCCGCCTGGGAGGCGTATGTCGCGGCGCTGCCGGTGGGGGCGGGGCTCAGCTACACGCGGCTGGCGCAGCTCGCCTATGATGCGTCGAGCACGGTGACGAATATTTCCGGCCTGCTGATCAATGGCGGCACCGCCGATCTGGTGCCGGGGATGTTCGGCGCGGTGCGGGCCGGCACGGTCGCGGTCTCCTGAGCATGACCGGCGATGCGGCGGATATGCTGGCGCGGCTGAAATCGGTACTGCCGGTGCGCTGGTTCGGCGATGAGACGCCGATCCTGGATGCGGTGCTGGGCGGGTTGGCGGCGGCGTGGGCTGGTCTGTACTTGCTGCTGAGCCAGGTGCAGGCGCAGACACGGATCGCCTCCGCCAGCGGGATATTTTTGGATATGGCGTCCGGCGATTATTTGAATGGCCGGCTGCCGCGGCGTGCCGGCGAGGCGGATGCGGCGTTTCGCGCGCGGCTGCTGGGCAATCTGATCGCGCCGGGTGCCACGCGCGCCGCCTTGGTCGCCGCGCTGACGAATGTGACGCAGCGCGTACCGCGCGTTTTCGAGCCGCTGAATGCCAGCGATACCGGCGGCTACAACATCAATCTCGGCTATAACAACGCCGGTGGCTATGGCAGCCTGAATTTGCCGTATCAGTTTTTTGTCACCGCGTACCGCGCGAACAACACGCCGGTGAGCCATGCCGGCGGCTACACTCTGGGCCCCGGTGGCTATGGGGTCGCGCCGATGTTCTACGTCGATGCGGCGGCGCTGGCGGGCTCGATCGGCGATGCGGAGATCTACGCCGCCGCGGCGAGCGTGTCGCCGACGGCCAGCATCGCCTGGATGAACATCTCCAACTGAGGATCGTTTATGGATCGCAACATCGTCTATCCCGGGAGCATCCCGCTGGATACGGATATTCTGTACCCGAACCGCAACGCGATGATCGGCATCGCGGCGCTCTCGGCGGCGGTGCTAGGGAGCGGCACCGTCGTCGATGGCCTGGCCTGCGCGCCGACGGTGCCGGCGTCGCTGACGGTGACGGTTGGTCCGGGGAGCCTGACGCAACTGACGAGCGTGGATGCGACCGCCTATGGCTCGCTCGCCGCCGATGTGACCGACCAGATCGTCAAGACCGGGATCAATCTGCAGGCGACCGGTTTTACGCTGACCGTGCCGCCGAGTTCTGGGCAGTCGATCAATTATCTGATCGAGGCGGCGTTCGGCGAGAGCGATACCGACCCGGTGGTGCTGCCCTACGTGAATGCCGCCAATACGAGCCAGCCTTATTCGGGGCCGGATAATTCGGGGACGGCGCAGGCGACGCAGCGTATCCAGCGCGTGCAGTTGCAGTTGAAGCCGGGGGCGGCGGCGGCGTCCGGGACGCAGACCACGCCGGCGGTGGATAATGGCTGGGTGGGTCTGTATGTCGTCACCGTCAATTACGGGCAGACCGCGATCACCGCCGCGAGTATCGGCTACGTGCCTGGAGCGCCGTTTCTGGACTATAAATTGCCGGCGCTGCGGCCGGGCTTTTCGACGATGCAGGTGTTCGCGCAGTCCGGCACGTTCGTGGTGCCGAATGGCGTGACGATGGCGCGCG